CATGCCCGGGCGTGTACACCATCTTGCCGTTCGGGGCCGCGGAGTTTCCTTCCTGGTGAACGAACCCCAGATCGAGGTGGCCGCCGTACAGCAGGAAGTCGCTGTCGTTGAAATCGAGCGATCCGCCAATCATCTTCACCGTCGCGGCAACATCCAGCCCAATGAAGATGGCACACCCGGTGTGCGCACTGTTCCGGGCGTTGTTCAGAAGCGTCCCGTGCAGCTCGATGGACTCGCCCATGTTGTCGTTCTCGAGCGCACCGACTGCCAGGAGGTACCGCTTCGACTTGGACAGCCGCCCGCCCCTGAACTTGATGAGCCAGCTGTTCGACCCGATGGACACCGAGTCGCGGAAGCCCTCCAGCGACAACTCCTTGATGTCCGGGCCCGCCACCTCGCCATACGTGCGCCCACCGCGCCCGAAATACACCCCGTCGACCGTGCTCGCTTCGGACGATGGCCCCTGCATGATCAGGTTGCTCGCGGGATTCTGGAAGTTCCGCAGGCTAGCCGTCGAAGCTGCCGACATCGGCACCACTGCGAAAGCTGCAGACACCAGTCCCGCCGACACCTGATCCGACGTCAGGTTGGGGATCGCCGACGCGTCGATCAGGCAGCCGTTCCAGTTGTACTGGATTCCGCCCCATGGAAGCACCGTTCCCGCCTGCGTCAACGTATAGGCTGAGCCCGGGTCGAACTCGATGGAGCCGAAGCCGCCCTTCTGGGTCTGGATCATGGCGACGGCCTGGGAGAGCTTCTGCGCCGTGGACCCGCTGAAGTAGCTGTCGTTGATCCCCACCGCAAACGCATTCGCCGTGGGCAAAGGCATCGCGATGTCGACGCCTGCGTAGCCTGCGATCACTTCGACAGCGACTTCGGCGTACTGCGTGAAGGGACCGACGATCGCGGGGCTTCCGCTGGAGATCCACGGGCCGACACCGGCGATGCTGCAGGTGGCGCGCGCAACGGAGTTGCCACCGGTGACGAGATTCAGGATCGTGCCCTTGGGCACCCGATAGATGCTGTGCGTGCCGTTGCGAATGATTTCCATGAGGATCGTCCGATCACCAGATCATGCCGACGCGCAACTCCGCGCGCGGCCTGTCATTTCCTTTGGCCACCTCGGCCCCGACGCGCAGCCTGCCGATATCGCGCTCGACCCAGACACCCATGCTGCGGTTCGTACCGTAGGACAGGCCTGCGGCCCAGGGCTTGGGCGGCGGCGGGATCAGCGCGGGCTCGATGGGGATGTCGACGGCGCTGAGCACCTGGCCGTCGGGGCTGCTGGCCACGACGCGGCGCTGATCGCCATTGCGCACCAGAGACAGGTCGATCTCGACGCTGGACGCACCTGGCGCCGGCGCGACGACGATCTGCTCGCGCCGCTCTTCGATCGAGCCTTTGGGCAGCATGTGGCGCGGCTTCGGCGGGTGCGCGTCGGGCGCGCGCGCGGCGAGCACACTGCCGTCGGCCTGCGTGACCTGCGGTACGGCCGTCACGTTCTCCAGCAGCGGCGCGGGTTGGCGCGACAGGTCCCAGAGGACCACGCCGACGACGACCAGCACCGCGGCCAGGATCTCGAGCTTCGTGCGGAGCGCCAGGCCGGTCGCCTCGCGCATGAGGTTCGGGGCAAGCGCCGCGACGTCCGCGCGCAGCTGGTCTTCAGACATTGGGCGCGGCCGGCACGTCAGCGGGCGTGAAGTCGACGTAGAAGCGGTCGCCGACCTTGAACTGGTCCCACAGCGCCGGGTTGGCGACGTTGATGCTGAGGGTCGCGCCCGGACTGTACTTGGCGAAGGTGTTGTCTTCGTCCAGGCCCGAGGCGTCGTACTTGGGCGCGCAGACGGCGTTCATCTGCAGCGTCTCCATGGTCTTCGTGGGCGCGGCGGTCGCGTCGTAGCAGCCCTCGGCGTTGATCCGTTGCTCGTGGATATGGACGAAGCCGACTTGCAGCTTGGCGCGCATGGTGGTCATGTGGTTCTCCTGGTGCTGGGCTCACAGGCCCGAAATACAGAGCGCGCTCTCGGCGGCGCGCCGGCGCGGGATGCCAGCGCAGCCGTTCGCCTTGATGCGGCAGTCGCGGCGCAACCCGGGGTCGGTTGGTCCATCCGTCTTCGGCGGCCGAATCCAGCCGGCGTTGATGAACTCGCCGATCACTGCGCAGGCGGCTGCACGCTGACCGGCCTTGACCTTCGCGGGGATTGACGAATGGCAGACGGCTCCTGCGCCGTTGTTGTAGGCGAGCGATAGGTACGCGCCGAGTTCCTGATCCGACAAGCGGGCGTTACCGAAGCACGGCGCCAGCGCGTCGTAGGTCTTCGTCAGATCGGCCTGGCGCATCTCGTCGCACTCGGCCGGCGTGAAGACCTGGCCAGCGCGCAACTCGGGGCCGGTGTGGCCGTCGCACGCGGTGGGAAGCTTCCAGCCGTAGACCGCGTCCGGGTAGGTGTGCAGCACGCGGCCTTCGAACGGCGCCAGGCATGCGCCGGCGAGCGCGCAGACGGCCGCGGCGGCCGTGGCCTTCGATCGCAACGTCCGCGGTGGGGTCCAGCTAGCCATCGCTGCGCCCCGGTAGCTTGTCCTGCACGACGACGCGCGACGCGGCGGACGCGAACGAGATCAGCGCCGTCACGATCAGCGCCCAGGGTGGTTGACCGGTGAGGTAGGCCTCCCAGACCGCATCGGCGGTGGATGCGATGCCGGACAGCAGCGACAGGCGCACGCTCCACAGCTGGTGCCAGATGCTGCTGGCGTCGTCGATGAGCTTCATGCGGTGGCTCCGAATTCCGCCGCGAGCGCCGCGGCAGCGTCCGCCTCGATCTGGATGATCGAGCGAGGGTTGAGTGCGGCGCGGTAGCCGAGCAGGTAGGCATCGCGCCAGATCTCGCCGGCGCCCTTGCCCGCGCCGGCGTTCTCGTCGACGTACTGCACGAAGGCCAGCTTGGCCTCCGACGCCGCGTGATCGAGGACTGCGGGGCTCATCACGGGCTCGGGTGTGTGGTGGTCCGCAGCCGGCCGTCGGCGTCGGTCGTGACGCCGTATTCGCCGGCTGGCTTCGGCGCCGGCGCGGCGGGCACGCTGGGCGAAGGCTTGCGGATCGGCGAGCCGAGCGGCTGGAAACGCTCCGGGTTCAGGTCGTCGGTGGTGCGCGTCATGGCCGCCTCACTTCCGTTCGGAGAGCTTGTCGTTGACCCGATCGAGCTTCGTGTCGATCTTGTCCAACTGCGCGCGGAGCTGGCGCACCGCCTCGGCGACGTCCTGGTCCTGCCGCTCGTCGCGATCGTGTTGCGCGGCTATGCGCTCCACGCGCGACTGCTCGATCAGCGAGATGCGTGCATCCTGCTTGCCGAAGTACCACGTCACCCCGACCGTCTGGACGATGATGGTCAGGATGAACGCGAGGGGCACCTTCTTATCCAGGTGCCATCCAGCATCGTTCGGGTCACGCGGGCGACTTTCGTTCGGGGTCGTCATGTCGGCTCCGGTCAGAAGAACATCCCGCGCGAGCGGGTGTGCGAGCTCGCGCCGCCGCGGCTCGTGCGGGCCGAGGCGTTGCCGCACTCGGTCGTGAATTTGTTGCGCTGCGTCTGCGCCTCACCGGTGTCGCGCCAGTTGGTCCTGGGCAGATCCAGCAGCCGCGCGAGCGCGCCGGCGGCGATGGCATCGACGTACTGCTCGAACAGGAAGTCGGGGAACGTGGCGCTGGCCTGCGACGGCTTGAGCGCGACGCTCGCCAGGATCTGTGCGCCGGCGACGCTGGGCGTCGGGCTCACGGTCAGCGACAGGCCGTCATCGCTCAGGAAGACGAGCGATCCGCTGCGGTTGTTGCGCACCATCTCGCGGCCGAACGCCGGCGGGACCGGCTTGAACTCGTCGCACTCGACGCCGTCGACGTTCAACAGCACCGCGGCGTGCAGCTTCGAGATCGACGCGCCGTCCGGCACCGGCAAGACATAGGTCGGCTGGTCCACGACGACGCCGATCGGGATCTCGACTCGCCAGCACTGCGAGCGCCGGCAGAATTCGATCGCCGCCTGGCGCGTGTGGAAGTCCACGACGTCGCTGTCGCAGCCCCGCACGACCGGCAGGATGAAGGGGTAGAAGTCGCTCCAGGCGGCCATGTCAGCCCGCCATCGGCAACAGGGTCAGCTTCGGGCTGTTCCCGGTCAGCGCCGCCACCTTGGCGTTCAGCGAACTCGTGAACATCGAGGTGTAGGCCGCAGCCTTCGACGGGTCGCCGAACTTCGCGCTCTTCTGGTGAGCGCGGGCCACCGTGTAGTTCACGATGTCCTCGAGGAACTCGTCGTCGATCGTGATCGTCGCGGCGTTCGAGCCGCTGTTCAGGTACAGCTCCGAGCCGGCCGCACCTGTGTTCGGGATCTGCAGCGGCTGCGCCTGGTAGGCGATCTCGATCCACGTCTGCGGCGACGCCGTGGCCGGCTTCGAGACGTAGAAGTAGCGCGGCGTCTTCTCGTCGTACATGAACGAGTCGACCGTGCCGTCGCCAGCCACCGAATGCCACATGGGCGACTGGCTGTCTTTGATCTCGCGATCGACCTGGCGAATGGCCTTGCCCGGCGTCATGCCGTCAGCGCCCATGTTGCGCATGACGCCCATCAGCATCTTGCCGTAGATGGGCAGCGTTGGCGTCGAGCCGTCGCCCGGCTTGCAGTCGGCCGCGGCGATCAACTCGATCGACTGGCGCGTGCCGGCCTTCAGCTTGATGACGTCCACGCGCGAGCAGGCCGACGGCAGGAACTTCGCGATCGCGGCCTGCGCGTCGTTCATCCACTGCACGAGCTCGTGCTCGGGCCAGTAGTTGAACTGCGGCACCACGTCCTGCAGGATGACGCTGACGCGCCACATGGCATCGCGAACCAGGAACGTGGAGGCCACGGCTTACTCCGTGAGGTCGTCGAAATGGTGGGCGAGATGCGACTTGCAGCCCGCGCGCAGGCGCCCCTCGGCGAGTTCCTCCGCGTCGCGCCTGCTCATGCCGATCTCGCGCGCGTAGGCCCGTAGTTCGGCGATCGGCAGCGAGTCGATGTCGCGGCTCTTTGCGTGGTCGGCGAAGCGGTGCGGCCGGCGCGCGTTGGTGATCGCCACCTCGGCGACCTGGGCCGCCTGCTGCACGACCTGCGCCGCATCGGCCAGCAGTGCGGGATCGATGGTGGGCGGCGGCACGGCATCCGCGACCACAACCGGGACCGCGGGCGCGGCCACGATCGCCGGCGCGGGCTGGTGCGCGCGCTGCGCCGCCAGAACCGCAGCCGGCTGGCGCGGGTACTTGCCGCGCGGCACCTTAGATGCCCTCGATCTTCGGACGCACCATCAGCGTCGCGGTGATGGTCGAACCCGCGACCAGCGTGGCCGGAGCGGTATTGACCTTCAGGCCCCACGAGCGATCGTTGGCCGTCGGTGCGATCTGGGCACCGGCGGCCTTGTTCATGCGTGCCAGGCCACCCGCTTGCGCGCTGGTATCGGCCGCGAAGAACTCGTTGCCGCAGGTGCGCGCGCCGGAATCGTTGTAGTTGCCCGAGAGCATGCCGGCGTCGAACTTGACAGTCGGCGTGCCGTTCGAATCCAGGTCCGGGAAGGCCGCGATCAGGTCGATCGGGACGTAGCCGTTCTGCAGCGGACCCATTTCGATCACGTCGTTCAGGGTCAGACCGGCGGGAACGACGAACGTCGCGACGATCGGAACCAGATCGGTCGCGCAGTCGGCCGTCGGGATGGGCAGGCCGTTGGTGACCTGCAGGGACTTGTAGTTCGCCATTGCGAAATCTCCTTGGGGATTGAGGTCGTGGAGATCGGGGGCCGAAGCCCCCGGTCAATCACTGGGCCGCGGTGTAGGCGTGGTCGGTGACGATCAGGCCGAAGTCCTGGGCGGCGCCACCGGCAGTCGGCGTGTAGCGGCACTTCGAGAAGCCCGCGACCATGCGCACGATCACGATGCCTTCCTCGCCGTAGTCCTCGTCCTTCTCGGTCAGTTCGTAGCGCATGCCGTCCTTCTGGGACTTCGTGCCATGCGCGACGGCCACGGCATTGGCGCCGAGGAACATCGAGCGCATGGCCGGCGCGCCGTAGGCGGTGGCATCGACGTCGGCGGTGGCACCGTTGGCGAACTTGATGATGGTCTGCGTCTCGTCGACGACCACGCCGTTGTAGAAGGCCCGACCGCCGGTGAAGATCGGCGACTTCGCGCCCACCGCCGTGGCCTTGGCTTTCTCCAGCGTCAGCCAGCCGGCGTCGCCCACCTCGCGGCGCAGGTCGTACATGCCTTCCGGGCCGGTCAGGAAGACGAAGTACTTGTCGCCCTCCGTCGTGATCGGCTGCATGGCCACCGCGTTGCCCTGGTTCAGGCCGCCGATCTGCTTGCTGGTGCGCAGCTTCAGCTTGTCGATGACGTTGGTGCCCAGCTTGTCGCCGGTGGTCAGCGCCGCGGCGTTCGCGCGCGAGCCGTCGAACACCATGTAGTGGTTCGCGTCCGGCGCCGTGAAGGCGTTCGGGAAACCCGTGTACCCGGCGGGGTAGTGCTGCACCTCGGCGCCCGTGCCGCGATTGCCGCAGGCGGTCATGGTGATCTGCTCGTCGTAGATCTCCGCGAGGTAGTCGGACAGGCGGTCCTTGGCCTGCGTCTGCAGGTTGAAGTTGACGCGCTTCTGGTCCATGCCGTCGCCGACGTTGACCGCCTGGCGATGCTTGTCGATCTTCATCTTGTGGGTGGCGCTCGAGAGGCGCTGCGCGCGGCCGGCCAGCTTCTCGTTGCCCTCGACGGGCTTGCCCACGATCTTGGCGATCAGGGTCGTGGTGACCTCGTCGCCCGCGCCCGACTCGAGGTCGGTCTTGGTGATCACCGGCATCGAGGAACCCTCTTTGCCGGTCATCTTGTTGAAGAAGGTTTTCTTCTTCGAGTCCAGGGCCACCTCGGCGGCCCATGCCTTGACTGCAGACGGGTCGGTCGGCAGGATCGTCGTGCGTGCCATGAAATCTCCTTGGGTGGCACCCGACGCACTCCTGCGCGTCCTCGATTGGCCCTCACGGGCCTGCGTTTATGGGCGGACTTTCACCACCCTGTCTGGCCGTCCGATCCGAAAGTTCGCGGGTGCATCGATGCGCACACGAGCCCTCTGACCAGACTTGTGTTCCAGTGTCAAAGTGATTTGTCGGTTGTCAACCGGATCGGTTAGAACAACGCGTTCTTCGACGGCGATATCGACGGCGATGCCGCTCCGGTCGACCATGTCAGACCATCCCGCCAGCCATCAGGGCTTGGCGTTGCGCCTTGGGCAGGCGTTCGAGGAACTCCTCTGCGTCGTCGCCTTCGAGTTGCATGAACTGCGAACGCAGGTCGCTGCCCACGGCGTTCGGCGCGGCGGCCGGCAGACCTCCGAGCGTGACCGGCGGCGGCGACTTCACGACCGCCGGGGTCTTGGTCGCAGTGGCAGGCGAGGCAACAGCCGGCGCGGGCGCCGCAGCGATGCCGCGCAGCGCCTGCACCATGCGATGCGCCTGGTCGCACACCTGCTTGGGCGTCAGGCTGGCGTTGGCCGGATCCTCGGCGATCAGCCGCGAGGCCTGGTCGAACTGGACCTGCGCGCGCTGGTCGACGCTGTAGTCGATCGGGCCGCCCTTCGTGGTCTTCATCAGCTCGCCGATGTGCGTCTGGAACTCGGCGATCTTCGTCGCAGCTTCCTGCTCCGCGGCTTCCAGGTTGGCGCGCGCCAGCGTGCGGTTGGACACGAGGTCGTCGCGCTTGTCGGCGATCTCGGCTTCGATCGCGGCGTAGGCGGCCGGCTCGATGTCGCCCGCCATGAGCTTCGCGAGTGCCTCCGCCTTCTCGGCGTTCAGCTTCGTCGTCTCGGCCTTGTAGTCGGCGTCGCTGATGCCCTTGTACGTGACCGGCTTCGGAGCGGCCGCGGCGGGTGCGTCGTCTTCCAGCACGGCGGCCAGCTGTTCGGCGGTGAGCTCGGGCTTCGCTTCGGCGCCCTCTTCCTTCGTCTCGTCGGTGGTTGCTGCGGCGGCGGCGCGCGCGGCTTCCTCGGCGGCCAGCGCTTCCGGCGTCGGCTGCGCAGCGGCGGTCGCGTCGTCGTCCAGGTCGGCTGCGGCTTCAGCAGCGCGCTCGGCGGCCACGCTCTCGCCGGTCTTCTCCGCCAGCGCGGCGGCTGCGGCTTCTTCCGTGGGCTCGCCCATCATCGCGGCCAGTTCGCCGGGGGTGAGGTCGTCTCGTTCGTCTTGGGTCAGTTCGCGTGCCATTTATCAGCGCTCCTGTGCTTCGTGAGGTTGGTGGTTCAGGCCTCGGCGGCCGGGTCGGTGGGCTCGATCGCCGCGGCCGTCTTCATCGCGGCGATCTTGTCGCGGGCCATCTCCTGGGCGCGCTTGTGGCGCTTCGGATCGGCCTTGATCTCCGCCGCCTTCGTCAGGTGGTGGAGATCGCTCTCGGTCTCCCAGTCGGCCGGGGCCGTGGCGATTGCCTTCTTGCTCATTGCGGTACTCCTCGGACCCCATCGGGTCGTTGCGTTTCGATGCCGTGCGCGGCGCCATCGCCTTGCAGCGGTTGGGGAACATGGGCGGCCATGCTGGGCATTGCGTGTGCGCCGGGCGGCACGCCTTGCGCCGGCGCGCCAGGTTGCGGCTGCTGCGCCGGCTGGCCAGGCAGCGGCGACGGGATGACCTGCGGCTCGGACATGTCGACGAAGCCGGCGGCGCGCAGCAGCATGTCGGCCACGGGCGCGCTCGAGGGCATGGCGGCCAGCACCTGGGCGGCTTGCGCGGCCTCGTAGATGCCGGTGAGCTTCTGCAGCATCGTGTCGGCGTCCAGCTTCTGGCCCTTGGCCTGCTTCTCCCGCACGTCGGCCTGGAGTCCAGCGATCTGCGCCTGC